CGTTTCCTGTTGATGCAGCAGCTAGTGAATCTTTCTGCCATTCGTGTTTTACTTGATCCGCAGTTCCTTTAGCAATGTTAGTCATAAAAGGAGTTTCTGTAGGAGAAATTGAATAAATTACATCCTCGAGATCTTCTCTTATGCCAACTCTGTTATGTGCGGACACTGTATTTGATGGTACAGCCATTTTTTAGTCCTTTCGTTAGTTGTTTATAAGAATTGCTTAAGAACATTAGCAGCATCTCTCATAGATCCTGTTTGTTTTAAGCGAGATTTTAACGACTTGGCTTCTTGACTGTCTTTGTTGATTGTTTTCTGTGTACCACTACGAACCATTTTTGGCACTGCTTTGGTTTGTTTCGCAGAGACTCTGGAGTTCATCATCTTATCATAAAGCATAGCTTTCTTGGCAATCACGAATGATCGATGATCTACCATCATGTTCAACTCTTGATCTGAGTAGCCTTCTTTTTTAAGATAACTAGTCATGTCTTTGCGTAAACCTTCACCTTTAACAGGGTCAACGTAATCGGGCTCTTTTTCAGATAGAAGTCTTTTTTGTTCAGTTAAATACTGATTATAGATTTTCATCTGTTCTTCATTCTGTTCTTTAATAGCACGTTCACGTTCAGCTTTAATCGTTTCTAGTGCTTTAGATTTATTCTCAACTTCAATCTTTTTGCGATGGTATTCATCGGGATCGTTTTCATATAACTTTGCCCAATTAATATTCGCATCAGGTTTCATTGAGTTTTCAATCTCACCTAGACGTGTCGCATAGTCTTGTCGTAATTTTGCCACCATATCAGACTCGGATTTAGCTTTAGAAACTTCCTCTTGTAAGAGTCGTCTTTCATCTGCTAGTTCCATTGTCTTTCTACGATAGTCTGCATCTCGTTGATAACCAGACATTAGTTCATCAAGGGTAACATCAATAGGTTTGCCATTAACTTTAATTTGATAAGTAGCTTCCTGTTCTTGTGCCTCTTCACTAACCTCTTCAGTTAGATCTTCGGATTGACTTTGTTCTTCAACTTCCGCAGTTTCTACTTCACTCTCGTTAGCCTCGTAAGGCTCGTCTTGTGTTGCTTCAACTGGTTCTGTTGTCTGCTGTCTGCTCTCGTCAGTGGCGTTTAACAAGTTAGCAAATGCAGATTGTGCTTGATCTACAGTATTGTAGATAGGCTTAGATTCCCTATTGGGATTATCTATCATGGTATATTACCTTTCTTTTATGATTATTATTTGAGTTGTTGTGAAGCTAGTTTTCCAGTTTCCATTTCTGAAATTAACATTGCTTCGAACTCATCTATTGCCTTGACTAGGAAAAATATTTTTTCACGACCTTCAACGTCTCTCAGGGGTGAGTTCTTCCATTCATTGTCAAGTTTATTCCTAATTGCTTTTAAGGAATCTTGTAAAAGAGGATCTTCTAATAGTTCTTTAGCTCGTTGTCCTCTTGAAACTTGTTTGTTTAAATCCAATTATCGGCCTCTTGTTGCTAATGTTGTTCCAAGCCTATTAGCAGCTTGGTCAGCTCTAGTTATCGCAGGTGTAGAATAATTCCTACCTGGAGGGCCAAATGATCCTGTTCCTCTTATAGGTATATCGCTAGTCATCTTTGATAAATATGTTTTAGCTGATTTTAATTTAGAATCCTCCATAAATTCTTTAATTCTTGATTGAGCAATGTTTAAATCTGATTGATTCATATTATCAAAAGCATTCATTAATCTTGCTGCTTCAGCCTCAGACATTTGTATTTGACCTGTTGATTTTAAAGCATTAATTAATTTCGCTACTTCAGCCTCAGACATTTGACCTGAACCTAATGTTGAATCTTGTAAGTTTGAATTTACATCTTTACCTTTAAATAAATTAGCTAAAAAATCAACTCCTTTACCTAATAAACCACCACCCATTAAAGAGTCTGTGTATCCACCAAACATACTTCCAACAGCTCCACCAATATCTCCCATCCATTCACCAATATTTTTAGGAGACATAGCAGCTATTTGTCCTGTTTCTGGATTGTATTGAACACCTCTATAACGATATTTTTGATTCATCTCTCCCATTTGTTGAGCTAGGTCAGGGCCATATTTTTTTTCTAATTCTAACATTGCCATAGAGTTAGCAGCACCAGAGTCTGGGCCAAGTCCAGGAGGTATGACTTGTTCAAAACCTTCTACTAAACCTTCTTCAGATATTTTAGGGGGAGTAAAACCACCTCTACTTCCTCTTCCTTGTTGGAACATAGCATTGGGTTGACAAACTCCATCGATTAATTGATATCCGGGAGGACAAGGATCAAAAGGTTCTTCTTTCTTTTTTTCTTCTTGTTTTTTTTCTTCCATATCACTTTTAGGAAATCTTGCACCTTCTTCTAATTTACCTTCTTTAATTTGTTCGGTGCGAATATCATAAATAGGATTATAGAATTGTCCGGGTGTTACTTCATAAGTATTCTGTTGATAGTAAGGATTATATTCTCCCACTCTATAAGAATCTATAATAGCTTGTATTCTAGGATCACTACCTATGCTCATCTCATTCCTCTCTTAATTAATGCTTCTTGTATGTCACCTTCGTTTTTAATTTTTTGTTTTTCTATATCAGCTAGAATTTTTTGTTTTTGAATAGCAATATCTGCTTCTAATCTTTGTTGTTGAATTTGGATATCAGCCATATCTTTTTGTCTCTTTAATTCTAACTCTTGTAGAGCAATACCCACTAATGGATTCTGTTCTTGTGGTTGTTCTTGTTGTGGTTGTTGAGGAGGTATGTTTGCTGGGTTATTGAAGAATAACTCAGGTGATTTATACCCGGACACTTCTACTATTTTAGAAATAGTATTGTAGATTTTACCCATATCTACAAGTGTACCCATTCCACCAGCTTGGATTAATTTTTCTTGTAATGCAAGAATCTGTGCTAGAGCAGCAGCTCTTTGTTGAGTATCAGAACTACCTAATCCTACAGTAATAGTTAAATCCATATTAGAAACCCATGAACGAGGATCAACAGGAATATATTTACCTCTTAACCGAATAATTCTTTCTGCTTCTTGGTATTTAACTACATTGGCATAGATAAGTTTAAACATATCTTTTACCCCGGTCTCTGCAAAGACACGAGCAATCATTTCAATTCTTTGAGTAGCAGCGTTCATTAACGCATTAACAGATGTTGCAGTAGTATGTGACTTCTGAATTAAATCTGGATCTGCACCCATTTGTGTTCTAGAAACACCAGTACGTTGTTCTTTAATCTGATCGACTTTCTCCATCATACTTAAACCTTGATTTAAGAAGTTAGGAGTTGGAAATGGTTGAACTGCGTTAGGTGATTTAACACGAACAATACCACCAGGTCTAGAAGTTAATAGATCATCTAAATTAACTTGTCCATCGGTTACAATAGTACGAGCATTATTTTGTAAGTACATATTGTCGAGTGTTTGTCTTAACACTGTTGTTTTGATTAACTGTAAATCTGCTGTTAAGTCAGTAAGAGATAGACCAAAGAATCTGTGTGGCATTGGGATAGGAGTAATAGTAGCAAAAGGAATATGATCTATTTCTACGTTATCTAAAATTTCATAGCCTTGCCCGGCAACTGTAATCTTTCTTAATTCAGCAACATCATCTTCATCATAATCCACACGCATATAACATTCTGTAACTTGTACTTCAGCCATTGTAGGATCAGCATTAACAGTATCATAAGGTGCTTGATCGTCATAAATTCTTCTTGTTGTTTTTTCTTCGTTATAAACTTGTTCATCAAATGCAGGTAATCCCATTACCACATCTCTGTCAAAACCTTCTCTAATCAGTTGAGATCTAGTTTTAGTGACTCGATGTGCAATGAAGTCTGCTGTTTGAATATCTTTAGCATCACGAGAGATAAGCATTTCTTCTGGTGGTACGTTTTCAATTTGAACTTTCCCAACAGTTTTTTTACGTCTTACTTCACAGTCATAATACATTTTTTGAGATGGTATATAGTTACCTGTCTCATCTATAACTTCTTCTTCTTCTAAATGTTCTGTTTGTGAAATAATTTCTACATCTTCATCAGCAAGAAGTGATTGGTATTCTATCTCTGTTAAATTTTCATAAGTTTCTTTTTTCTCTTCAATAGCTTCATTCCAAAATACTTTAATAAAACCATTCTTTTGAATAAGAGCATCTTTAAACCAGGTATGTAATGTCATAAAACCGGGATTATCTTTCATCAAAATATGATTACAATAATCGGTAGCTTGTTCAGCAGCTTCGACATCTTCAGGGCCTACAGGAACAAACTCTACAATAGATTCACCCGCAGTAAAAATTCTCATTAAAGAAGGCAACACACTTTCTACAACTTCTAAAGTATCTTGAGAAGTAACTTGAGATCTTCCTTCAACTTCATTACCATAAGGTTCCCCTAAGTAATACTCTAAAAATTTTCTTCTTTGTTCTGTAAGTTTGCCACCATAATAACCGAGAGAACTATCTATCTCTTGGCTAATCATAGCCTTTAATTTAAAATCATCCATTATACTATTCCTATTTGCTTATATTCTATTTTTTTGCTCCATTGTTTTGTTTCGTTTAAACCCACTGCCATATAACGAAAAGCATCTGCAGCATGGGATGTCCAATCGTGTTGTGGTCTATTCTTCACTTCGCCTTTATCATTCGTTGCCCATCGATATTGTCTCAAGGCATCTAATCCGTCTTTTGTTGTTTCGTAATTAAAGTAACATCTAGATAATATCATACGCACTGCATTAATTCCGTCATCCACCGACATTTTTGGTACGAGTGATGTTACCATACCAAGTGACTGAGCAATCTCTAATCGAGATTTGCCAGTACCCAGCTCCCTAACAGAAGCATCGTGAGGAAAATAATGAGTGTCATACACATATCCTTTGTCTCGTAATATCGAGGAATAGTATTCTAAACTTTCCCCAGAATCTTCAAAATAGTCAATAACATGGATCGCATGGCCCTTTTGTTGAACGAACCATATCGCTGTTTTATCAGCCATACCCAAATCCCAAAAAGTGTCAACAGGTATAGTACTATCATAGGGAACCTTTGTTACTCTTCCTTCTTCATCACATTTACCTAATCCTTGAGAGTAAATAGCTCCTATAGCATTAGATTCAAAACTACATTCATATTCTGCCTCGTATATTTCTGGAGGCATCATCTTCTTTGCTTCGAGTAATTCCGATTCTTTAATAATCTTTGTCTCAGAGGCTTTATACATTCCAGCGAACCATCCGTCTGTATGTTTTGCATGGTCGTATAAATTATAAAAAGCATTATGCCCGGTAGGAGTTCCAATCGCAATCATCCAGCCATCCCGGTCTGATAATGCAGGCCTAATCACTTCAGTCCAGATTTTAGGAGGCATTTGTGCTACTTCGTCTAAGATCACACCATCAATATATAAACCTTTAAGGGTGTTCGGTCTTTCGCAGCCTAACAACTGTATTCTTCCGCCATTAGGAAGATCAGCTCTTAATTCTGTTTCGTGATACTCCATGTTTGGCAGCACAGAAGTATAATACTTGAGATAATCCCAAGCTATTCTTTTAGCCATACTGTATGTCGGTGCTATATAATAATACCGAGGTCTAGGAAGTGTATTCTGTAAACACTTCTTGATAATTTCGTTAACTGTGAGGACTGTCTTGCCGAATCGTCTATGGCAAACTAGAACATTAAATCTTTTTAGACCAAAGTGAATCTCCTGTTGGAGTTCTCTCGGTTTGTAGGGTATGACTATTTTCTTCATTAATATTTTTTAATATATGGGCAATCACATCGACTGTCCACCCATTGCCCAACATTTTATATCGTTGGGTATTAGAAACTCCTTGTGTGTAATTATCTGGTACAGTTTGTAATCGTTCACACTCTATGGGAGTGAGTTTACGATAATACATTCTGTCTTTTCTAATTTCTAAATGTTGTTCTGTTTTGCCTTCTTCGTTATATCTACCTCTAAATGCACCACACATAATGTTTGGTATCGATGCAGAACCAGCAGCAAGAGTACCAGATGGTTTATCTAGTTTACGAATACGATCTTGTTGTGAGTTATATCCTTTACCACTAACATCCATTTGCCAATAATTTGGTCTTTCTTTAATTCTTTCTGGGTTCTTAATCGGAACTAAAGTCATTCCGTTATTCCCAGCTCCTTTATACATTGTAGAAGTCATACAAAGAAATTTTTCATCAACCTCTCTATAATGCCTTCTATTTCTTTCTGTGTCTTTGACAGGTGAATTTTGTTCATATTCGAGAATATCTTTAAGAACTAATCCTTTATCTTGAGGTTGATCTACCCCCGGAATATTAGTCCAATATAATCTCTGTCTATTCTGTGCCGATAGAAGAGAACTATTAATCATAATCGGTTCTACTCCTAAATGTTCGGTAATCACGTCTTGATAAATCTTCTTCATTCTTACATTCTCTAGTAAGAAATACTTAGGTTTACATTCTTTCAGTAAACGGACAAATTCAAAAAATAAGGCACTTCTTGGATCATCAAAATTAAGTTATTTACCAGCAAAACTAAATCCTTGACAAGGAGAACCACCCATCAATAAATCAATAGGTTCTAGATCTGCTGCCTTAACTTTGGTCACATCTCCTAAATGGATAGTGTTAGGAAAGTTCTTTTTCGTTACCTCAATGGCATATTTGTTAATTTCGGCAGCATAATAGTTATAATATTTGATACCGAGTCTATTGAGAGCTATCTGCCCACATGACATTCCATCGAATAATGATAATACGTTCATATAGGTATTATCAGTACAATTTATATTTTTTCAACTTTTATTTTGTAGATAATCTTGTATTCGCTCTATATCTCTGCCTTTGACCTGGCCACGACCTTTAGTGTCAGACATTGGTTTATATTGAGCTAGTTCTTCAAAATAGTTCGTAATTGTTTTCTTTGTCGTCTTGCTTGTTTTCTTTGATTGTTTCTTTGCCATAATGCTTTCCACATACAAAATAGTATGCTCCTTTTTCGTTTATACCGAAACTACCATATTTATCGCAAATATGACACCTTCTGTACTTCATGTTTTCCAGATGATTCCAGTTAAACACTTGAACACTGTTATATCTTCTCAAAATACCCCTAAAAATCCGTTTTAAAGCCCATACAGCATATATATATCAAAAACCATAGAGAATTACTACCCCCTATATTTAAAACTCTATTTCCCATTCCCGGATACTAAGGGATTGGGATTGGGATAGAGAAAAAACCCATAACCCAGATGTATATAGCTGCGGGTTGTGGGTTATTATGTTTCTTTAATAGTTTTACACGACATCTATGTCGGTATCTATCCGACAATATTGTCGTCTATAGGGCAAAAACCATAGGGAATTTGTTTTGTGTTGAAGTGGGATATGAATATCGATATGGCAAATCAATGGGGGTGGTTTGGTTTAAAATAATCAAAATAGATCAGTAAAATCAACGTTTTTACCTGGAATTGTTGAAAAATAAGGGTTTTTATGATTGTTGCATAATGTATATTATAGGAATTTTGTTCTTTTTATAGAATTTATTCGATATATAGAACTTATATAGAGGTTTGAGTCTGAAAAGAGATAAAACGTAAACCCAACTATAAAACCCAACAATATCAACAACAATGAACCCAACTAATTTTGAATGGTTATAATAATTATATCTATATTTAGATTGTTTCTATCTATATCTATTTATATTTAGTATTCTTTTATATCTATTTTTGTAATATTTGGAATGGAAGAATAAACCCTTTATTTTTCTATAATATTCTCTAATAGAGGAAAAAACCCCCACAAAATCGGCAAAATCAAACTTTAAAATAATTAATTATTTTGTTTAAGTTTTGTTATTATTTTGATATTTTATATATATAAGGAGACTATAAAAATGAATAAACAACAAAAAGAAATGATTAAATTAATTGAAAAGGCATATTCTGAATTAAGTGTTCTTAATAACATTACTTGGACACAATACAGAGAGGAACTCTTTTCTCTTAATAAAAAAGAAGAAGTGGCACACAGAAATTTTACATCAAATAGAGAATACGATGTTTCAATTTCTATTTGTTCTAAAATGTTCGTTGTTAAACATATTGCCGAATGTTTAATCAATCCTAATCAATATGATTTAAAGAATATTTTATATTTAAAAAAATCTATTCCTTTAAGTTGTAGTTTAGTTCTTAACTATGGGAATAAAATTAAAGAGGCATGGAAAGAACAAGATATAAAAGAACTTTCCGAATTAGATTATGTTTTTTTAATTAATTATGATCTTTATGAAGAACTAGAACAAAGAAAAAGAGAAAGTTTAGAAAGAAAGGTTTCTTAATGAAAATAACTAATAAAGAATCTAGTGAATATAATTCAAAAGAGTTAGATTTTATTTATAAAACATCTTTAAAAAATGGTTTTGTAGGTGATTTTTTTGAATTTAAATATGAGTTCTTCCACTGTTCCGAAGTTTTCTTAGAATTATGTGGAGTTAAAATTAATTATTTTAAGGAGGTTAAATAATGTTATTTCAAGGAACTGACGGACTAGATATAATTTTAATTGTTTTATTTTGTGTCATTAGTTTTTATTTAATGAAAAGGGGGAAATAATGGAATACCACTTCGGACATATTATAAAAATACTCATTGAAAAACATGGATGGGTAAAAGTTCCACTTTATCAAAGTAACAAAAATTAAATTTATTCTTAAACCCTTTTAATAGGGTTTAGGACTAGATTTAAAATCTAGTAGAAAGAGTAGAGACTATGACAATTAACTTATTAACGAAAGTCTATAATAATTGGTTATCAAAAAATAAATTTTCTGAGGGTTGTGCCGAAGATTTATATTATCAATTATTAGACAATTTAGATAAAAACATTCCTCAAAGAAAATGGTTAAAAAGATTTATTAATCTTTGGGAAAAAGTGGAACACAAACCAAACGGATTGGGGATTTAAATGTCAGAAACTTATGAAGTAAATAAAACTTTTTACAATTTAAAGGATGCCGAAAAAGAAAAGGAACGAACAGAAAATTTATTTGATCCACCTCCAAAGGAAGTTTGGATTGATTGGACTTATGACAAAGAGGGAGATAAGGAATATAGTATTTATTTCACATTTGATTAAATAAACCCTTATTTTTAGGAGGTTTTAAAATGTAGTTTTTGACGTCAAAAAACCCTTATTTTTCAACGATAAAAGAACGTTTTTTTTGCCGATTTTTCGGATAAATTTCGTTTTTGAAATCTAGTTTGGATTTTGTTCTTCAACTCTCAAAAACTATTTTTGGAATTTCAAATTTCAAAAAAAAATCAAATCTCAAATCTAATTTGGATTTTGTTAGTCAATTCTCAAAAACTATTTTGACCATTCGATAGAGAAACTTTGGTCACCAGAAGTTAATGTAATTCTTTCTTTATCTGATCCGTAGTGTGTGGCTGCAGCTTTACCTGCGTACCAATGTAATTGTTTCTGGAGTATCTCAAGGCCCTTGATTGTGGACATATTTAATTTAGTGTCGTTCTTCACTGATTTTTCTAAATCTTCTAACAACTGATGATACTCAGATACTTTAAAATCTGCCCCAGCATGTTTTGCTTGTTCATATGCCAATTTCATTTTATCGTCATTAAAGACATGATTGTAGAAATTAGACCATGTAAGTTTACATTGTTTAACTGCCTCAGTAGGGTTCATGCCTTGGCTAATTAAAGTAAATACCTGGTCTATTAAGGTCTTAGTGTATTTGACCGGGCGACCAGTTTTCTTTTCAGTGGATAGTTGTGTTTTGGTTGACATCGACAAAATCTATTTCATGTTTATCAGATAATTCTTGAACAAAGTCTAATGCTTCATTTTTATAATTAAAATTACCTACACTAATAATTATACTGTAAGTATTATCGTGGTTTTGCAGTAGCATAAATCGTTGTTGAACTAACATACTGTCTAACAACTTGTCTTTGTTTTTCATAATTATCTAATTTGCTAATATAACTCTTTATGAGTTTGTTTAATTTCCTTTTATTATTTTGTAAGAATTTATATTTTTTCAATACATAGGAAGGAACTAACCCACCCATACGACAAATAAATTGGAAGTCTGGGTTATTTT